AACGACGCGATTCGAGGCAGGCGGACGGCGTGGTTTGCGCCTTCGTACAAGTACCTTGCCGAGCCAGTTCGCGATCTTGAACGCGCTTTGCGTCCGCTCATCACAAAACATGATCGAGTCGAGAAGCGCATAGAACTCTCGACAGGCGGCTCGATTGACTTCTGGACACTTGAAGACTCTGACGCTGGTCGTGGACGTTTCTACGATCAGGTGGCAATCGACGAGGCCGGATTCGTCGTCGGCCTTCTCGACATCTGGCGAGCGGCGATTCGACCGACTCTCGCCGATCGAAAGGGAAGCGCGATATTCGCCGGAACGCCGAAGGGTACAGGCGACTTCCATCGTCTCTTCCTCGAAGCGGAGGGCGACACGACTGGCGCATGGGCAGCGTTCCGAATCGGCTCGATGTCGAATCCGTTTCTCGATCCTGCTGAAGTCGAAGCGATGCGATCGAGTCTGCCGAAGGCAATCGCTGATCAGGAACTCGAAGGTATTCCCGCAGAGGACGGAGGGAATCCCTTCGGCCTCGATGCAATTCGCGCTTGCATCGCGCCGATGTCGACGGCAACTCCAGAGGCTTGGGGAGTCGACCTCGCGAAGTCGCAGGACTGGACGGTCGCTGTTGGCCTCGATGCCGAGGGCCGCGTCTGTCGGCTCGAACGGTGGCAGGCTCCTTGGAACGTCACGCGCGAACGACTCGCGAAAATGATCGGCAACGCTCCGGCGCAGATCGACTCGACCGGTGTCGGAGATCCGATCGTCGAAGATCTTCGCAAGGTTTGTCGCAGAACAGAAGGCTTCAAATTCACAAGCCAGAGCAAGCAGCAACTCATGGAAGGCCTACAGATCGCGATCTCGACTTCGGATATTCGCTTTCCCGATGGTTGGCTTCGGAGTGAACTCGAATCGTTTGGCTTCCGATACTCAGGGAGAAACGTCTCATACGAGGCAACGGTCGGTCACGACGACGGAGTTTGCGCTCTCGCGCTTGCCGTTCTTGCGCGTCGAGCGCGAAGGCCTCTCATGGTGAAAGTCATCTGATGAATCTACTCGCACGAATCAAAGCGGCGTTCACTCCGGAGAAGTTCTTCAATTCTTCGATGACGATCCTTCGCGGCGAGCCATCGAAGCGATCGCCGTTTGACTATCGCTCCGCCGTGAATGCGTACCGATCATGGATCTACGCGGCGGCGAATTTGAACGCCGTCGCTGTCGCAAGTCAGCCTCTTCGCTTGTACGTTCGGAATAAAAGCCAGTCGACGAAACTCTGGAACACTCGCAAAGCCTCGCGCCGCACGAAGTCATATCTCTTCGGAGATCTCGAACAGCGTCCGAGCCGATACGCGCTCACGAAGGCCGCAGAGTACGGCGACGATTTCGAGGTCGTTGACGACGCGCACCCGATCCTTCAGTTGCTCTCGAAGGTCAACCCATACCAAAACGGATTCGACGCGACCGTCCTTCGCGTTCTGTACGGCGAGTTGACGGGCAACGCCTACATTCACCCCGTCATCGATCAGCGTCTCGGCGTTCCGGTGCAACTCTGGAATATGCCTTCGCAATTCGTCGAAGTCGTCCCCGGTCAGCAAGGCGAAGACTTCATCAAGGAATATCGCTACGGAGCGACCGAAGAGCAGAAGCGCGAGAACACATACGCGCCGGATGAAGTGATCCATTTCAAGCGACCGAATCCGGCGGATATGTACTACGGGATCGGCAAGGTCGAGGCCGCTTGGGGCGCGATCATGGCGAACGAGGCGATCCATGAGATGGATGTCGCCTTCTTCGCGAACAAGGCGCGGCCTGACTATCTCCTCGTCGTGAAGTCGCCTGCACACGACGACGAACTCGAACGGCTCGAAGTCTCGATCGACGAGAAGTTGCGCGGATCGAAGCGGACTGGCCGCTTCCTCACGACGACGGCAGACATCGACCTCAAGCCCCTCTCTTTCCCTACGAAGGATCTCGCAGGCCGCGATCAGATCGTCGAAGAGATCGCCGCAGTCTTCGGCGTTCCCGTCTCGATGCTGAAGGCGAACGATCCGAATCTCGCGAGCGCGACGGTTGGATTCGCATCATGGAAGCAGACGACGATCTTGCCGCTGCTTCGCATGGATGAGGAGACTCTGAATCAGAATCTCCTCCCTCTCTTCAACATCGAAGAGGATGCGTTCCTCGCGTATGACAATCCGGTTTCCGAGGACGAGCGATTCGCCTTCGAGAAACTCCGCTCGATGGTCGCAGGCGGAATTATGACGGCGAACGAGGCGCGAATGCGCGAAGGCCTTGAGCCAGTCGAAGATCCGATGGCCGACGCTCTTCTCGTGAACGGACAGCCTCTCGGAGGGCCTGCACCTGCCGCTCCTATCGGTATGGCTTCGAGTGCGCCGGACGGCCTCACGGGGCCTCTGGACGCCTCAAACGAGATCGAGGAGCCTCCGATGCTTCCGACACAGCCAGAGCAGAAGGACGCGCTCTCAGATTGCGTCTCGGAGAAGATTCCGAAACTGATCGCGGAAGGCTATCCGCAAGATCAGGCAGTCGCGATCGCCTATTCGATGTGCGCCGAAGGGAAGACGCTCGACGAGATCGAGACGAAGGCAATCGGCGACATTGACACTCGGCCTCCGCAGTCGGTGGCCGACAATGCTCGCCGCGCTCTCGAAGTTCGCGCACGGAAGCCAGAGAGCGAGCGCGGAATGACGGCAGTCGGAATCGCTCGCGCTCGCGACTTAATGAATCGAGTGCGACTCTCGGAAGACACGATCCGCCGCATGGCTTCGTACTTCGAGCGTCATGAAGTAGACAAGCAAGGCTCCACTTGGGATGAGCAGGGTCGCGGATGGCAGGCGTGGTACGGCTGGGGCGGCGACGACGGCTTCGCTTGGGCAAAGCGCAAGATCGAGGAGTTCGATCGAGAGCGCGAGCGCAACTCGGAGCGGAAGAAGAAATGCGCCTGCGGATGCGGATCGTGCGATCCGTTTGAAGGCCTCTCGATCGACGACGCTTGGACGAAGGCACTTGAAGCCATTGCGGAAGAGATCGACTGCATCGACGGGAAGAACTGCGGTGTCGGCTCTGAAGGATTCGAGGAAGGCAACACTTGCGGAGGATCAAGCGGCGGCGGCGGATCGAGCGAATCGTCTTCGGCTCCGAAGGAATCGAAGCCTTCGAGCGACAAGCCAAAGGCTCCGAAGAAGCCTCGCTCGTCGAAGCCTGCGAAGGGATCTCCTCCGGCAGAAGGCATGGCAAAGCCACAATCGCACTCGGTCGAACTCCCTGCGAAGCCTTCGAGGATCACGATCGACGTCGCGGAGAATGCGTTTCGCGCGATGGGCTACCAGATGACAGCATGGAAGCCATCGGCGACCGGAACGACGGTCACGCTGAAGGATGACTCGGGCAAGGAATCGAAACTACCGATCTCCGATGCGGTGAATCTCATCTATGCGAATTCGAGCGATCCGAAGGCGAACGCGGCTCCGGCGATGAAGCCAAAGAAGTCTCTTCTCTCCGATCTCTGGACGAAGATGATCGAGGCCGACGAGATCGAGCCGCCGCACGTTCTCACGAAGGATCTCGGCAAGGACGCGCTGAAGGAATTCGACAAGATCACGAAGCGCGAGGATGAACTCGGGAAGAGCGTCGGTCGCATCTTCGATCGACAGGTCAAGGCCGTCCTCGAACGCATCGCGAAGCAGGATGCGCCGACGCAGGAACTCGCCGCAGAAGTTCAGTCTCTTCTTGAATCGAAGAAGTGGCGGAAGGACATCGTCGACGCGCTTCGACCGTATCTCGAAGACTCGCTCGCGGCAGGGATCATCCTCGGAAAGACGACGCTTGAGAAGATGAAGGCTCTTCCGGTGAACTTCGACAAGCACGGCGAGGATCTCAAGGCATACGCTCGAACCGAGTCGATCCGTCTCGCGAATCGCGCGGCAGACTCGACGAATCGTTGGACGGCAGTCAAGTTCTCGAAGGTCATCGGCGACGGAGTTGCGAACGGCGAGACGATTCCAGAGATCGCGGAGCGCGTGAAGACTTGGGCGATCAAGGACGGAGACGCTGAACGCGCAACGACTCGCCGCGCTCTGACGATCGCTCGAACGGAAGCGCAACGCGCGAGCCGACGCGCTGAGGTCGAAGCATGGAAGGCATCCGGCGTAGTCAGCGGGAAGACGTGGCTCCTCGCGCCTGATCCTTGCGAATTCTGCGAGGCCGCGAGCGATGCGTTCTCGAAGAACGCAGTCGGCCTCGAAGACTCTTTCTACGGTGAAGGGTCGGAGATCATCGGCAAGGACGGAGGAGTCATGGTCGCCGATTATGAAGCGATCGACGGGCCTCCGCTGCATCCAAACTGCCGATGCGCTCTTCAGCCTCGGCTCGATGACGAGTTCGAAGCAGAAATGCAACAAGCAGAGCGCGAACTCGCCGAAGCGGAAGCAGAGAATCTGCGTCAGATCATTGCGGAGAATGCAGAAGAAATTGCAGCGATTGACGCGCAAGTCGAAAGGATCATGCGATGAACGATCTTAAGCGGAAGTCACTCGGCGCGGAACTTACTTCGACAGCGAAGGGATTCACCGCAGTCATCACGGCAGAAACGCTCGATCGCGATGGCGAAGTCTTGATCCCTGCCGGAATGAACTCGAAAGAGTTCGAGCAGAATCCGACGCTCTTCTGGAATCACGACTACGCAGAGCCAGTCGGAACGACGGTCGGCCTCAAGCGTCGAGAGCGCGACATCGTCGGAGACTTCGTCTTCGCGAAGCGGCCTGACGGATACTCCGGCGACTTCTTCCCCGAGGTCGCCGCTGCTCTCGTCGGTCAAGGCATCGTTCGCGCAGTCTCGATCGGATACGTTCCAGAGGCCGGAGGAGTGCGCCGCGCGACGGACATCGACAAGAAGAAATACGGCGAGGATGTGAAGACGATCTACTCGCGGTGGAAGTTGCTCGAAGTCTCGCTCGCTCCATTGCAGGCGAATCCGGAAGCACTCATCACAGCCGTGAAGAAGGGCATTTGCTCTCCTGCTTCGGCGCGTAAATGGTTTGGCATCGAGCCTCCGAAGCGGACAGTCGTTTCTATTTCGATTCCCGCGCACTCATCTACAAAGGCGGCGCGGTCGATCATGCTCTCTGAAACCGTAGAGCGCGAAATTGCTCGCGCTCGCGGTCGGCTCTGGCTCTGACGTTCGGCAACGCTCACGGCACTTCGCTTGAAACGCGGCCTCGCTCGGAAGAGAAGAGTTGTCTCTTTGAATTCGAAAGGTACAGACATGAAGACGATGAATCTCGATCAGTTCAAGAACGCGCTTGAAAAGGCCGCTCGCATCAAGGGTGCGGACGGCGTGGCAATGCAGAAGAAACTCATCCTCGAAGGCTACATGGTCACCGATGCCGAAGGCATGGCCGTCGATCCAGACACGCTCGACGTGACGATCGCTGCCGCTGCTCCGTCGACCGACATGATGAGCGATGAGGAGAAGGAACAGATGTCGAAGTCGATCCGTCGCGAAGTCTCTTCTCGTCTCGACGCAATGCCGCGCGGCCTCTCGGCAGTCGCCAACGTCGACGACAAGCCTTGGGAACGCGCTCGCGTTTATAGCGCAGGCCGCAAGGCTTTCTCCTCGAAGGAGATGGCGTGGAAGTTCGGCACGTGGTGTCTCGCAACTCTCGGCCACAAGAAGTCAGTCGAGAATTGCAAGAACTTCGGAATCGCGATCAAGGCTCACACCGAAGGCGTGAACTCGCAAGGTGGCTTCCTCGTTCCTGACGAGATGGCCGCTGAACTCGTCACGCTTCGCGAGCAGTACGGTGTCTTCCGTCGCAACGCGAAGATCTACCGAATGACGAGCGACACGCTCCGCATTCCTCGCAAGAATACGGGCCTCACGGCGTATTGGGTCGGCGAAGCGATCGCCGCGACCGAGTCGACGATGGGCTTCGACAACGTGCAACTCGTCGCGAAGAAGTTGACCGCGCTGACGACCGTATCGAACGAACTCCTCGAAGACTCGGTGATCGACCTCGCGAGTGATGTCGCGAACGAAATCGCGTACCAGTTCGCGTTCAAGGAAGACGATGCAGGCTTCAACGGCGACGGCACGTCAACCTACGGCGGCGTGGTCGGCCTCGCAACTGCGCTCTCGAACGCGACATACCAAGTCAGCGATTCTGGTGCATCTACGGATTATTCAAACATCACATCGGCGCAAGTTTCGAAAGCATTCGCATTGCTTCCGGCTTGGGCGTTCAATCGAAACAACGTGAAGATCTTCTGCAACAAGTCGACCTATCACGATGTCTTCGAGCGTCTCGCGTTTGCCGCAGGTGGCGCGACCGCAAGCGAGATCGTCAATGGCATCTCTGCGCCGAAGTTCTTCGGTACGCCAGTCGAATTCACGCAAGTGATTCCGTACACGCGAGCGACTGGCGATTCGGTCGTCGCCTATATCGGCGACCTCTCGCAATCCTGCTATCTCGGCGACCGCCGAGCGACCTCGATCGCGTTCAGCGATTCGGCTCTCAACGCCTTCGAGCAAGATGAGCGCGTCGTTCGTGGCACCGAGCGCGTGGACATCGTCTGCGCGAACGTCGGATCGTCGTCCGCAACTGGTGGCATCATCAAGTTCACCTTCTGATCCAAAGGAGATTAAACACATGAAAGCGAACTACAAAGTCATCACCGTTGCAGGCGCATCGACTGCGGCGAGCACGACTCTGACAGCAGAATTCGACACGCTCGGCTTCTCATACGCATCGATTGCCTTCGTCGACGGAACGAGTCCGACGACTCACGGCCTTTCGACAGTTGTTGCCAATCACCTTGTTCAGCACAGCGATACTTCCGGATCTGGCTTCTCTGCCATCTCTGGATTCACCGCAGGAACGGACTGGACTCCATCGAGCGCAGCACTCACAACGAACGTTGCGAAACTCGTTTACAACGTCGATCTTCGCGGCCGCAAGCGATACCTGAAGATTCAAGTGTCTCCGAACGGCGCGATCACGACTGGCGCACTTGTTTGCACTCTGACGAATCCTGCGGATGGTCGCACGACTGCCGCAGAAATCGGCGCAGGCGCAGTCGTTAACGGCTGATCGATGAACCGCTGATCCATGAGAGGGGAGGGAAACCTCCCCTCTCTCTTTGGAGAAAAAATGCGAGACGTTCAAAACATAAAAACCGTCGTGATGGCGGAAAACTCTGGCGGCACGGTCGAGGGAACAGTTGATACGCAGGGATTTCGATTCTGCCGAATCATCTGCGCTCACGCGACGAATGTCGTCGTGAACACAAATGTCTTCGTTGAGCATTCAGACGACAACTCAACGTACACGCCGATTCCGAACATTGTTGCCGGAGTCGACTACACGCTAACGACGGCGACGAACTCAACGACGAAAGCAAAAGTCATTTGGGATATCAATCTTCAAGGGAAGAAGCGATATCTCAAAGCCAAGTGCGGGACAGGAAGTGGAAGAACTTTCTTGGTGGCAACGCTTCTCAATCCGGTTGATGGCCTGACGACAGGACTTGAGCGCGGCACGGATATCTACGCTCAAGGATGATCGAGCCTCTTTCTTTTTCCGGTGGGGAGGCGGCACGTCCGTCTCCCCTCTATCATTCCAGAGCCTCACGGCAAGGAGACATCATGGAAGAACTGAAGGACGGCGCGGACATCGGCTCGGGCTTAACGCAAATTGGCACAGAGGACGCGGTGCAATGGCTTCGCTCGATCGCATCGCAACTCAAAGACGGAGGCGAACTCAGGCTCGAAGTTCCTGATCTCGACGGAGTGATGAAAGCCTACAACGACGGCGAGCCAGAGACGGAGAAGATGCTCATCGGCGAAGGCGTGAAGTCGCTTTGGAATCGCGAAAAACTCTCGCGCGTTCTGAATCTCGCAGGCTTTGAAGTGTCTCGCGGAAAGAATGGTTGGGCGTGGAACGAAACGAAGACGAAGATCTCAGTCGTCGCTCGCAAGTTCGCGCGGCCTGCTCCTTCTTTCCCGATGAATGATATTCATGGCATCATGTCTCTTCCGCGAGTTTGTTGGACAGATACACAAGGAGAACTCCACAGCGCGGCGTCAAAACTAGGCTTCAACGTCACGCGAGCGACTGGAGTCTTCTGGGGACAATGCCTCGAACGTCTTCTCGAAACTTGCCTCACGATGGAAGGCGTGAAGTACGCTCTCACGGTCGATTACGATTCGATATTCGACGCTGAGGACATCATCCGATTGTGGCAAGTGATGGAAACGCGACCAGACGTTGCCGCGCTCTGTCCGCTTCAGATCGGACGAGACAAGGATCTTCCGCTCTTCTCTGTGAGGAATCCAGATGGATCTCTCGCTCGCGAGATGAGCGAAGATCGGCTCTACACAGACGCGCTCGAAATGAACACAGGGCATTTCGGCCTGACGCTGATTCGCCTCGATGCAATTCGAGATCTTCCTCGTCCTCTCTTCCTCGGAGTTCCGAACAAGGAAGGCAACTGGGGAGAAGGCCGAGTCGATGACGACATCCATTTCTGGAATCGCCTTCGAGAAGCAGGCAGGAAAATTTGCCTCTGTCCTCGCGTTCGCATCGGGCATCTTCAAAACGTCGTGACTTGGCCATCGGAGAATTGCACGGCAATCACGCAATACCTTTCGAAATACCATGATGACGGGAGGCCGACCGAATGCATGACATTCTGATCGTCCTTCGCAACTGTGCGATCCATGAGAACGGCGTCGGTCGGCGCGATCTTCGGCCCGGAACGATCGTGAATGTGACTCCAGATGTCGCGAAGATCCTCGTCTCGAAAGGCTACGCGAGGCACGTCGTCGAGCCTGCTCCGCTCTTCGTGGATTCGACTCGATTGATTCAAACGCCGAAGAAGAAGGCAAGGAGAGCCGATGGCAGTAGCAACGAACTCGCTGACGACCTTGACAAGCCTCAAAGCGTATCTCGGCGTGACGACGACGACCGACGACGCGCTGATGGAGAGCCTGATCGACCGGGCGAGTGACTACATTCAGCGATACTGCGCTCGAAACTTCGTCTCTCAGCGATACTACGAGTGGTACGACACATACGGCGCAGATCGAATCGCTCTGAAGCAGAATCCAGTCGAGCACGTTCGATTCGTCGGAGTAGGCTACGACAACGCTGTCTCCGTTCAATCAACAATCTCAAGCGATATCTCCGTGACGATCGGAGTCGATAGCGATCACGTTCATCTCCATCGAATCAATTCGTCAGGAGTCGAGACATCGAGCCAAGCCGTTTTCGCAACGTATCCCTCGACCAATCTCCTTGCGGCGGCGATCTCTGGCGTGACTGGCTTCTCGGCAAGCGCGGTCTTGAATTTGCCGACGAAGTACCTTCGCAAGATTGCAGGCGCGGATCTTAAGCAGAAGACGATCTACCTTCAGGCTCCAACGGATTCGCTGACTGACTACATGATCGACGATGCGAGGGGAATCATTTACGGCCCTACGCTTACGCAGTATCGTTCGTTCTTCGTTGACTATGAAGGCGGATACGCGACAGTTCCTTTCGATCTTCAGCAAGCGACGATCGAGATGGCATCTCGTCTTCTGAACTCGAGGAAGCGAGATCCGAGCCTCCAGAGCGAATCGCTCGGTGGATACTCGTACTCGCTTCGATCTGTTTCCGATCTCGATTCTTCGACGAAGTTGGTTCTCGATTCGTATCGGAGGCTTCGATGAGCATCGCGAGCATGATCTCGCAGTTCGGAATCGTCGTTCAAATTCGCGTTCCGGTCTACGCTGTCGCGACGGACGGAAGCGTCACCCGATCGTATGGCCGTGAGTTCGAGGCTCGCGGATTCATTCAGCCAAGCGGACAATCGGATCAAGTCTTTCAAGGCCGAATCAACGGCAGACGCAATGTGACGATCTACTTTGAAGGCGCACTCGATATCTCCGTCGATGCTGAGATTCACGATTCGCTCTTTCTTCCTGCTCGACAATGGCGAGTCACAGGCACGACGAATCCCGGCGAACTCGGCCAGAGCGGCGCATCGCAGCATTTGAATATGACCGTTGTCGACGCTGTCGAGATTAATCCTGAATACGATGAGAGTGAAGTGACTCCATGAGCGGCGCGAAGTTCAATCACGACGCGATCCTCGAAACGATGCGAGTCGGCCTTCGCGAAGGAATGAACTTGTCTCTCGTGAGGGCCGCTCGATTATTGCGCGGTCAACTATCTCATCCGGGACGAGGATCGCTCTATCGAGTTGCACAGGGAAAGGCGAAAGGTCGCAATCTTCGAGCGCGTGGCTACCATCGTGCATCTTTCGCCGGTCAATCTCCTGCGGTCTTGACAGGAAGCCTCCGCGCTTCGTGGAGCGTCGAGACGGTCGGCAATCGTCCAGACGGATTCGCGAACATCTTCGAGGACGGACGAGATGTCATCCTTCGATTCGGAAGCAATTTGCCATACGCTCCGATGCTTGAATACGGAACTCGCCGGATGAAGCCTCGTCCGTATGTGAGGAAGATCCTCCCTCGTCTCGCGGCATTCTCGAAGAAAGACATTGTCTCTGCACTTGAAAGAGCATTCGCGAGGACTCCATGAGCAAGGCAATTCTCGACGCGATTAAAGGTCGGCTGTACGCGACGACTGCGCTGACGACCGAACTGACTTCGCGCATTTACTACAACTCCGCTCCGGCAGACGCGAGGCTTCCGCTTCTCGTCTATACGGCGACCGTGAGGACGACTCCGTACTTTGGCTCGATCACTCGGCACGAAGTCGAGATCGAGTTCGCCACTCAGTATGACAATCGCGGAGGCACAGACATCTATCTCATATCGGATGGACTGGCGACGGCCTTCTCGACTCCGATCACGGTCACAGGATTCGACGCGCTTCGAGGCGTTCGCATCGAGCGCGGTGTGCCATCATTTGCGGATGATGGTTGGACGATGATTGAGCGGTGGCGTTTCATCGCGCACGACACATAAGGAAACCTCATGCCTATCGATACCTACGTCATCGGCAACGACGGAAACGTCGCGTACACTATCGGCACGAATACGGCCGCACAAACCTTCTTCAAGGTGCAGAGTTACGCTGCAACTTTGCAGCGTCCAGTCTCGACTCTGACGGCCTTCGGCGATACAGGACAGCGCAAGCGTCTCGGTATGCTTGATTTGACTGGTTCGCTGAATGCGGTTGTCGGAATCGATTCGACAGGCTCCACAAGTCAAACGAATACATCAATCATTCTCATCTCGTCGCAAGACACGACGTCAACTCGTCCGACGATTTCGCTGACGATTTACGACACTACGGCCACCACCGATGCGAAGATCACATCGAATGCAGTCTTCTCCTCGTTTGCGTTCAATTCGTCGAAGACTGGCGACACGACGATGACCGTCAACTTCGAGAACGCAGACGGCGCGGCACCAGTTGTCACTTGGCTGATCTGATGAGCATCTCTCCTTCTCAAGTCATTCCTCTATTCGGGCCTTCAGATGCCGACTGGATCGTGACGCTTGTCACGAAACAGGGAAGGATCGTCTCGCGCCGAGTCAGTCCCGGAAGGCTCGATGAGGAAACAGCAGTCAGAGTCGCGATGAACGCGAGCGAGATCGGCATTGCGAATCTCGACTCGTATTCCGTGCGTCGCGCATCCGATCGATCACTCGTTGCCAACGGCGACGAGTTTCTCGCACATCTCAAATCGAAGAAGAGGAACTAATGGTTCATCCTTGGAACGAGACGCTTCCAGACGGTCGCGTCGTCGCGATTCGGCCTTTGACCGTTCGTCAGCGTATCGCGCTCACGAACGAACTCGCAGACATACGAGCAAGTGAAGCGCGGAAGGCGGCAGAGATTGCAGGCCTTCCCGTTTCGCTTCAGGCCGTCGAGAAGGCTCGCAGAGACGCTCTCGTCGCTTCGGCCCTAGTTCTCGACTGCTACACGCTCGCAGGCTCCCTGCGCGTTCTGTGCGCCGCGAGCGAGTTCGGCGAGTTGATCGCGGATTCGGTCGACGCGAAGCGATCGACGGAGATCGCGCTTCGTGCGCTCGGATTCGGTGGAGACGATCGAGAAGAGAAGCAAGCGGGAAACTGACCGGGCCTCCGCGCGAGCCGATGCCGCGCGACTATCTCGCGGAGGCGCATCTCATCGCTCGAACTGCCGCAGGCCTCGGGAATCCGCTCGATCTCACGTGCGCCGAATTCGATCGTCATCTCCTGCTCTGCCTGAAGGGATACGAATCGAAGACGGATGCGCCGACTGATTCGCGCGACTGGGCGCGACGATATGTGGAGCGGAGCATCACATGAAAGGCGGCGACATTTACATTGACGTTCGCGCGAACTACTCCGCAATGGAGCGCGATCTCGTCGAGGCAGAGTCGAAGGCCGCCGCGTCAGCCGAAGGCGCGGCAAAGCAATACGAATCGAAGTTTGGCGCATGGCTTCAGAAGAGTTCAGGAAGCGTCACGAAGAAGATCGAAGGCTTCCTCAATCCGATTCAACTCCTCGATCGAGTTGCGGATTTCGCGGAGCGAGCCGGAGAGGAAGGCATCGGCTCCGCGCTCGATGGCCTCGCGAAGTCTACGCCGATCATCGGCGCGGCCTACCGAATCGGAACGGCGATCGGTACGTCGCTGATGAATGCCTTCGGCGCGGAGACGAACGAGCAGTTCGCCGCGCGTGTCGAGCAGGAACTCGCAGACGCGCAGGCTCGCGCGGATCGTCAGCGCAAGATCGCGCAGGGACAGGAAGCCGAGGCTCGCCAGACGTTCGGGCTTGAGCAGGAGGCAGGCGCGGCGGAGTTCGAGGCACAGATGCGCCAGTTGGAGCGCACGGGCCAAGCGGAACGCGCGATCTTCCTTCGAGGCTTGAACGAAGAGGAGCGTCTCCAGACTGAAATGGAATTGAGAGTCGCCGATGCCGCGAACGAAGCGCAGGCTGACGCGATTCGTCGACTGTATGAAGCGAAGATCCAATCGAACGCCGACGAGACGCGCGACAAACTCGACAAGCAGAAGGCCGCAGACAAGGCCGCTGCTGAGGCTCGAATCGCAGAAGAGACTCGCGCGGCAGATGAGATCGCGAAGGCCGAGGCCGATGCCATCGCGAAGGCGCAACGTGAGCAGGAGAAGGCCGATCAGGAGGCCGCTCGCGCTCGCGAGAAAGCAAACGCCGATCAGGAGCGACGATTCGCGGAGGCTACTCGCCTCGAAGAAGAGCGCATCTCTTCGCAGGCCGCAGGCATCACCGGCGCGAATACTGCGCTCGGTACTTTCCGCTTCGATGCGTATCCGGACAACGACAAGCGGCGCAACGATGAGCGCATGGTTCGAGGCATCGAGACGCTCGTCGCGAACTCTGGAACTGGTGGAGGATTCGTCTGATGGCTTTCGAGTTTGTCGAGTTGCAGGAAACGCGAGGATTCAGCGACAGCGGAGGCCGCGTCAGCGCGAGCCGAACTTTCCGTTGTTGGGACGATGCCGCGCCGCTCACATCTCCGAAGATGGTCAAGGATCATTTCGGAGTCGAGTTGCCGGACATCCGCGAAGAGTTTCCCGATGAGAAATTGATCTTCGCGACGGCGTTCTCGATCAAGCACATTCCAGAATCGCGCAACGTGTGGGAAGTGCAATTCACCTACGAGAACTCGGAGCCGGGAGACAAACTTCCAAACGAAGAAGGCTACGTCCAGATTACGATCGACTACGCTTCTGAGTTTCGCGATGCGTGGCGAACAGGCCCAACGATTCCCGCGAATGGAACGCAGACGGGCCTCGATTGCGGAGGAACTCCGATCGACAAGGCCGGAGTGCCTCTTTCGATTCTCGTTCGCATGAGTGATATCACGATCACAGAAACCGTCTCTGCGGCGAGTTTCCCCGAGCGATCGCTGAGGATTCGGCAGGCGCGAGGCCGTCGCAATTCAACGATCTTCCAAGGCGCACCGATCGGCCAAGTGTTGTATCTCGGCGCGAATGCGTCGCGAATCGGACTTGAGAAGTTCTCGATCACGCACAAGTTCCGACAGGACGAGTTCCTTCACATGATCCAGAGCCCGAGGCGAAATCAACTCGGCATTGTCGAGCCAGTGGCAGACGCTCAAGGAATCTTCAGAGCAGACAAGGTCGATCTCGTTCAGCCTTTCCCGAACTTCGCAGACTTCAATCTTCTTTCGGAGAATTTCTAATGGCTCGCGAGATCACGGTCAATCTCAAGATCTCAACTCTCAAGGGAGATCTCAATCACACAGAGAATCCCGGAACGCTCTTCGTCGATCTCACAGGAACGACGGCAGTCGGTGGCGCGGCAACCGTGACGACGACAGCCGCCGCGCTCGCGATGGGAAGCGTCTCGTCCGCAGGCTATGCGTATTTCAAGAATACAGGCCCGACCAACTTCGTCGAGATCGGAACTGGAACTGGTGGATCGTTTGTCGCGTTCCTGAAGTTGAAAGCAGGAGAGGCCGCGATATGTAGGCTCGGAACAAACACCCCGACAGCCAAAGCCAATACGGCGAGCGTCGCGCTTCAATACTACATTCTGGCGGACTGATGACTCTTCCAAAGTTCACCGCAGGCCAAGTCGGAAAACTTGAATTCCATCATCTCAACGAGGCGTTCGAGCGCATCGAGAGACTGGATGGAAATCCTGCGCTCGTCGCGGCATCCGGGCCAGTTCTTGGCCGAGTGATCCTTGTTCGGATCACGGGACAAAGCGGAAGCGGAAACGCAATCAAGGGAAGTTTCCAAGAAGTTGCGCTCTCGACTGTCGGTTCGAATTCATACGTCGCCGTATCTGGCGGCGTGACTTCGGCAGTCTCGGGAGATACATACGGCGCACCGATCGTCTTTCCTTGCTCCGCAATCGGCACGATTGTTCCGGTGCTTGGACACATTGCTCATAATGGAAAACTCTATTTCCGAGAGTGCGCCGGAGTTTCTTCTGCCGCAGGAGTTCGCGCCGGACGAATCACAGCCTCGACGCAGATCACGGCGAATACGAAATGGCTCTACACGCTGACCGACGTTCGAGTCAATACGATCGCCGCAGGAACGTATACGGCGACCGGAGTCGGATCATTTCAGGCATTGAACGGATGCGAAGAAGCAGTCGATAGCGTGGCGAATCGAAACATAGGAGTCGGAACGATTCACGTCGTTGGATCGACTGCGACTCGTCAGCCGATCAAGAACGACACGATCGTCGTCTGCACAGAAACTCTCGGCGGATTCGTCTTCTCTGTACCGAATGGATATGCCTTCACTTGCACATGAGCGCGATACCTTCAACCATCAACTCGATGACGCGCTTCAACGAACGAAGGCGAATCGTCTCCGCGCTCGCAAAGACATCGACTCTCGTCGTCTATGAAGTTCCGGCAGGTAAGACGCTTCGCATCGAGTCGATGAGCGTTTGCAATGTCGCGACGACGACGGCGACTTTCCGATTCCACGTTGTCGGAGCGAATGAATCCATCGCGTCATCGAATGCTGTGTACTACGACAATCCGCTCCGAGGGAATGCGACACTCCTCGATGATTCGATTCGGTATCTGAACGCCGGAGATCGGATCGCGATTCGATCGGACACGGCGAGCGCGATCGTCATCCAGATCCACGGAGTCGAAGAGTGAGCGTCGACGCGGCCTGCACCGCTTGTTGCTGTGGCGGATCTGTCTCGTGCTGCTTTCCTGACGCATCGAAGCCTATCGAGATCAACTATGTGACTCGAAAATCGACGTTCGCAGGCGCGACGGAAGTCGAGAGATATCTCGTTTCCGTTTCGATCACGACGACGATGATCCGGAATTCGATACCGGGATCGCCATTTGTTGCATTCATGCAATCAAGCGGAGGCACTTTGCTTGCGCGAGTTGAAAGTGTCGCGCTCGAAGGAAGAAGCCCGGTTCCCGGTGTCATCTGCCCGGGACAGCCGAATCCGTACGAGTGTCCTCCATGCAATTCCTTCGTGAATTGCAACTCATACGACTGGGTGTATTCCGGCCCTCTTCCAAATGGATCGGTCGTCATCAACTGTATTGATCTCTGTCCTGCTCCACCGTCGCCAGTCATACAGAGGCCTGCGTATAGGCTCGGCGTCTTGATCGGCTCGAATGTGCTTGGAACTCTCACCGAAAGAAATGGCAACAACGAGACATTCTCTCTTTGTGGGCCGGAGACGATCACAAGCACTCCGAACGTGGCTTTGTTGAATGGATTCAATTTCCAAGTTTACGGATCGAGTGCTTGCCTTGATTCATCGACTTTCTCGAATGGCTACGCGACAGGCGGCGATCCGCTCGGAGGGAATGGTGTTCCATGCTCTTCGCATCCATGCTATGACCCGAACTTCTCGCTAGCCTCGATCTGTCTGAACGGGAATCCTATTCCCGCTTGTATGGGTTACTCCGTCTCTACTTGTCCCGAGTTGCGTTGCAATCCATTCGGAGGAGCAATCGCGGGAAATGCGTATGAATGCTTCGGTGTGGATTGCTTCGGAAATGGAATTTCCTTCGGATGGCAAGGATGCGATTCATTCCCCGGACAGACGGTGAACGAGGGAACTGCTTGTGAAATTTCAGTACGCAACGAAGCGACAAAATCTTGCTCGGTGATTTATGGCTGACGGTTGCTTCTTCCTTCGAATCAGCGGTGACATCTGCGAGCATCCGATCCTCGCAGGCCCAACGAATCCAGAGAAGTGCGCGAGTTGCTCGAAGTATCGAGGCAGGCCGCGAGGCCTCGGCGACGTAGTTCACTCGATCACGACGGCGACGGGAATCGCGAAGGCCGTCGATACTGTGACTGGCGGCTGTGGAGGATGCGCCGCACGTCGCGCCGCGCTGAACGCGGCAGTTCCATTCTCCGATACTCCGAAGGAGAAATAGCAATGCCATTTACCTACACAGGCACGGACGGACTCTTCCCGCGACTCGGTGCGCTTGTCTACATGATGGATCAAGTTCGAGCGCATCAGAACAATCTGAAGACGCTTCTTGCGAACGTGCAACTTGAGTACTCATCGACCGATGCTTGGATGATCGACGTTCTCTCCGGCAATATCGAAGCGCGAATCGCGGAAGCGGGAAACGTACTGAACGACGTTCGCGCGGCGGCAGAGCGAACGATTCTTGAGATGTGCTTCGATGAGGCGACGGCAGTAGGTGCAACGAACACAATGGTTCGAAAGGACATCCGAGACGCTCTGATCTGGCTGATTCGTCAGATGGATGTCGACATTCAATCAATCGACGGAACGACGATCACGAAGTCGAGTCTGTCCGTTGGCGGATCGAACAACGGCAACGGCAAGTTCTACTATTTATTCGAGGCTCCGAACATTCTGCTCGGCTCGACTGCCGACTGGCCGAACATTCGCACGGAAGTTCTTGAAGCGCGATGCATTCAAGACGCAACGTCCGGCGCGATCTCGCGAGGATCTGAGATCTTCGAAATTCGCGGTCAGCCTTCGTATCAAGGCCTTGACTACCGATTCCCCGGTGGAAGCGGAACGCTCATGCGTTTGACGACTGCTTGCGCAAGCGTCGACAACGGCATTCCTGGACAGAACATCCTCCACAATTCCGACTTTGAGGATCAGACCTCGAATCTTTCTGATCGCTTCACGGTCGTAAGCGGAGCGGCAGGCACGGAATTTCTGACGGAGACGACGGCGGCGAATGTCTTCCGAGGATCAAGCGCGATCAAACTCGCGGTGACGGGATCGACTTTCAATATCCGCCAGAGGCTCGCAGACTTCGACGGAACTCTCGGAAGGCTCACGCCGGATCGACCGTACATCCTCGCCGTCGCGATCAAGAAGGACACGACGGCAACCGGAACGCTTCGTCTCTCGGTGAAGGACGCTTCTGGAAATATCATCGACGGCGGAAGTTTCTTGTTCTCACAATCAATCGCCTCGACAACGACTTCGTTTGCGATTTATGCAACTCAGTTGCGCTCTCCGCGCATCGTGCCAAGCGAGTTGTACTTTCACATCGAGACGACAGCGGCGATCGCGACGGATGCTGTCTACATCGACGAGATCGTTCTCGCGGAGATGATGCCGATCGCGAATGGTGGGCCTTCGCTTGCGATCGTTGCAGGCTCGACGAACTGGAGCGCGGACGACAACGCTCGATACACATTCACGAACAACGGCGAAGGCGCGTTTGCTACGGCGTTCGATCGCTTGTTCGATATGTACGGGAAGGGCCTCAGCCTTCCTGCGAACTATCTCGGCACCGAGACGATCTCTGATTCTCTGATCGCCTGATGAGATCTCCGAGGATCGCTGCTCTCGCTTGCGCGACAAGGAAGCGGAGATCGTCTTCCTCGGCGAGATCGACGGCGAGCGTGTAGAGATCGAGCGATTCCCAAGTCGGAGAGAGAATCGAGCGGCATCGGAGTGCAGCGCGATCGGAGTTGCCTCGCGTGACCGCGAAGGAAAGCACAGTCTCGACGTGTGCTTGGACGCGACGAGATTCGAGTTTGTGCAGGCCTCTCGGATTTTTTCTCGACATCTCCTTCATTCTTCCGATATAGTGTCCGCAAGCGGACACGGTGTCCGCAGAAACAGGAGACACAAATGACAGCAATGATCGTATCGGAGGCCGCGAAGTCGGCCAGTTCTCAACTCGCCATTGCCGGAACAAAGGCTCTCGAAGCCTACATCGCCGCAGGCGATATCGGCAAACTCGGGCCGGAGCAGCGCATCGCGCTCTATCGGGCCGTATGCGATTCGATGGGGTTGAATCCCCTCACGCAACCGTTTCAGTATCTCACGCTCTCGGGGAAGACGGTTCTGTACGCGACGAAGAGTTGCACCGAGCAGTTGCGCTCGATTCACGGAGTTTCGGTCGTTCGTATGGAACGCGAGATCATCGGCGACATCCTGACCGTCACGGTCGCCGTGACCGAGCGGACGGGCCGCGAGGACATCTCGACTGGCTCGGTCAGCCTCGCCGGATTGAAAGGCGAGAACTTGAGCAATGCTCACATGAAGGCCGAGACGAAGGCAAAGAGACGCGCGACCTTAAGCATCTGCGGCCTTGCCGTCCTCGATGAATCCGAGGTCGACTCGATCGCAGGAGCGCAGGCCGTTCCAGTCGAGCAGTTCCACGCCGAGCCAAAGAAGGCATCGAAGCCAACCAAAGAGGAACGGCGGCGCGATCTCGACGAACTCACGAATCCGACTCCGATCGCGAATCGAGTCGCCGAGCCAGAGACGGTCGCGGAGGACTGCATCACGATCCTTGCACGATCGCCGATCGGCGTAGTCGAAGGCAAGTCGGGCCGCCGCGTCTGGCGCATCGACCAAGAAGATCAACCGCTCCCGATCGCCGTTCTCTCCGAGGAGATCGCCTCGGGACTGGAAGCGAATCAGGCGTTCAGCGTCAATACGCGCGTCCGCGTCAAGCCTCGCGCGAATGGTGGATTCGAGGTCGTCGAGATCATCGGAGACGCTCCATGAGTGGCGAGATCGTCGGCTCGGCAAGCCTTCGATCGCAGATCGGGATCGCGGCGGAAGATCCGAAGATCTTTCGTCCGATCTCGGTCGCGGAGGCTCTCGAAGTTGCGCGAATCATCAAGGCTGATACTTCGATTGACGAGGACATCCGCGAGGTCGTCGAGGTCGGAATCCCGCTTGATCTGATGCCTGCACATCTCACGCCAAGGAAGGAACTTCTCGCCGAGGCTCTTCGCGTCTCGGTGCGAACGATCCGCCGGAGAGAACTCGCTTGGGAACTCTGCGACCAGAGAGTTCGATTTGATCTTGTGCATCGAGCGAGTCGGCTTGTCTTCGCGAATCGCGGATCGCGTCTCTGAATCACTCGTCGAGCCTGCCGTGAGAAGTTCGCGGCAGGCTTTTTCACAATCTTCGGAAATGTGAAAGTTTCCCCCCTTTACAAATCGAAATCCCTCCCCCCTAATACCCCCCTCCCGACTACTTGAATCAAACTTCTTCTCTCTCTTCTTTCTTGGAACCGGAAGTGAAGAACGTCAAACGTAGTTATGGAGAGGGCCGCGAAACTCTGGCAGGAGCCAGAGAAAGAGAGACACAATGCAATCGAAGACGAACGGCATGACGCGCGAGGAACTTGCCGGATTTACTGCGCGAGCGAATCGGTACTTCAAAGGCGAAACCGATCGCGAGTTGTGGTCACTCGCGCTTCCGCGAATCGCCGAGGAATCCGCCGAGGTCGCGATGGCCGCGCTTGAGAACTACTCGATTCAATGGGGAGGGCCGCGAGCGCGTTTCCTCCCTGCAAAATATTTCGAGTTCCTCGCCGATGTGAAAGTGCGCCGTCTCGAACTTACGCAGCGCGAGGCTCGCGAGCGCGAGGCTCGGATGCGCTCGATCGCATCGAGTCGAGACGCGGCAGTCTGCGAGGCCGACTGGCTCTCACGTCGTCGCGAGATCGAGACTGCGAATCCGCTCGAAGTCGGAGAAGCGGTCGACTACCTTCGATCGCTCGGGTGGGGCAATCCGCCGGAAGCCTTTGGCGCATGGTCGCGGCCTTGGATTCTGGCCGTCTCGGATCTCGTCTGCCGGAGAACGCTCGCCGGTTACGATCGCGATCGGCAGGCATTCGAGGATCGCGACCGGAATCCGCTCCGGCCAGTCTCGGCGGCGACGTTCTACCGCGAGGCCGGAAAGGCCGCAGGAAGGCTCACCTAGGCGTTTGGCCCGTTTGGAGGCCTGCCAAGGCCTTCCGCGCTTCAAGGCCTGTACAGGCTGTTTCCCGCGATTTGAATATACAATGTCCAAATAACAAGAATCTTCAGAAGATTTCGAGAATCTCTGAAGCATTTCCTACTTTGAGCCGAAATATGTGTATACTGATCACATCAAGGCAAGGAGCCTTGGAACAAAGGAGACAGCCATGAAGAATCAAACCGGCCTTTCAGTCATCGAAAAAGCACAGCAAATGTTTGAGCAGTACGGCATGGAAGAAGCCATCGGAATTGCGAACTCATTCGCAAGCAACTCAAAGATTCACAGCGAGCGATTCTTTTACTGGATGGTCGTGAAGGCACTCAAGGAAGTCAAAGCAGACATGGAATGAGGCACGGAGCCTCGAACACAAAGGAGACAGCAAATGAAGGTCACGCAAAGACAACTCGAACTCATCCTCGCTCGCGACCGCGCTCTCAAGCAAGTCGCAAACTCTGGAGCGCACTCGATGCTCCTTCGCGAAGAACTTCGAGAAACTATTGATGCAGGCAATCAAGCAGAATACTGCGCTCAGATTCGTCACCTGCAATGGGACTTGAAGTGGCAAAAAGAAACGACCGACGAAGGTCGCGCTCGCATCGAAGCAGAAGCGGAAGAGGATGGATCGACTCTCGTCGACTACAACGGATGGACGCGCAATCTTCGCGCTCAAAGCAAGTGAACGACTCGCGGCATGGAGCCGCAGAAGGAGACAGTCATGCTTGTCACATTCGTCCCACGCAAGTCAAACATCAACTATATCGAAGCCGATCTCTTCAAGGCGATCTCCGCTCTCGAAGGTATCGAGGAGTTTGCATCAGATACTCGGATCAGGATTCGCGAGAAACTCGACGAGGCCACTCGTCGCGGACTTCGCACGACGATGCGATGGCAAGCATCGAACGTAGACGGACATCACTACTCGATCATCACCTACGCGATCGACCCTGATCTTGGATCGCACATTGCGACAGTCTTGATTCGCTAACGACTCGGATCGGAGGAGCCTCTTCGGAGGCTCCTCGAATCTGCGCCGTAGGCCAGAGCCTCGCACGGAGCGAGGAGCAGACAAGGAGACACATCATGCAAGACGAAACCGACATCAAGGAACTCTCAGACCTCGAACTCGATCTCGCGATCTCCGCGATAAACGAACTCATCCGCGAGCCGTTCCATTGCATTCACGGCGAGTATCCGATGCTCGATCGCGCCTGTTCGGGATCATGGATTCAAGAACTTGAGCAGACTGGCTCGATCGAGATTCCGGCGCACTACTCGCGAACCAAGCGTCCAGAGCAGATCAAGCGCGAATCGCTCAAGATCGGAGGCTCGCAGTGACTACATACAACACCTACAACGGATGGCAGAATCGAGCCACATGGAACGTCGCGCTCTGGCTCGACAACGAATTTCCTAACTTGATTCAAGACGCAATTAAAGATCGGTACGTCAAGGAGCCAAAGCACCTGCGATCACGTCTTGAGAGTGAAATCGAGGAACTCGATCTGCACTCATGGTGCTTGAAGACTCCGAACGGTCGATCCGTCGCACACTTCCTCACGCCAGATGCAGAACGATTCGACGATGCAGACTGGGAGGAGTTGTTCGAAGTTCTGATCGAGACACCACGAAAGGAGCGCGAAGAGCAATGATCTATCAACTCAAACAGGCCATCGGATCGACTTGGGAAGACGTGCAGAATCTCGACTGGGACGGTTGGTATCCGCTCCTCGAAGTGCGCCGTGCCGAACTCCTCGTCGTCGGATTGATCGAGGCCGATCGCGAGGATCTCTCCGATCTCGTTCCGATCGCATATCGAAACGGCGAAGCCTGCGCTTGCCTCGCAGGCGATCAAGATGGATTCATGCTCGCGAGCGAGTATCGGAAGTTCTTCGATCAGCAGACTGGAGGCGAGCAATGAAAGATCTTCTCGTCTGTATCGCCTTCCTTTGGTACGTCGCGATCCTCGTCGGCATCGTGATGATCGAATGGAGACTCTCGCGAATCACACGCTTCCTCGATCGCGAGGAGAAGAAGCGAGGCTCGAAATGACTTCGATCATCATCTCGACTCTCCTCCTCATCGCTCCACCAAAAGGCACGGATACGCGAGCGATCCTCGATGCGATTCGCACCGTCGAGACTGGCGGCGAAACCGATCCAGATCGAGCGATCGGAGACAAAGGCAAGGCTCTCGGCGCGTATCAAATCCATCGAGGCTACTGGCTCGATGCGACAGAGAAAGATCCTGCTCTCCGCGCTCTCGGATACGAAAGCGTCACGGATCGAGCGATCGCGGAGAAGGTCGTCATCGCGTACCTGACTCGATACGCGCCAGACTGGAAACTCGACACCGTCGCGCGGATTCACAACGGTGGGCCTCGCGGTCACAAGAAAGACGGTACTCTGGACTACGCTCGCAGGGTGCGAGCAGCAATGGAGACACAATGAATCGAACCATCTATGACATCAGCGCGGATCTCGCCGCGCTCGAAGCGATCCTCCATGAGAACAGAGGCGACGTATCCGATCCGCAGGCAGAGGCCGCGCTCGCAGAATGGGAACGCGAACTCGAATCGGATCTCACGGGAAAGGTCGATCGATACTGCTCGCTCATCGCGGAACTCGAAGCGCGATCGGCAATGCGGCAGGCAGAGGCCGACCGTCTGGCGGATCTTGCGAAGGCTGACGACAAGGCCGCGCAAGGCCTGCGCGAGCGTCTGCGATTCATTTGGGAAACGCGGAATCTCCCCAAGATCGAGACAGCGCGATTCCGAGTCGCACTCACGCGAAACGGCGGCAAGGCTCCGCTCGATCTCCGAGTCGGGCCGGAAGAGTTGCCAGAGTGGGCGATCGAACGAAAGACGATCGTCACGGCAAACAAGGACGCGATTCGCGCTCGACTCGAAGCAGGCGAGAATCTTCTATTCGCGAATCTCATGGAACGAGGAACGAGGATCTCGATCAAATGAACCGACCGTATCTCTCGAAGCGAGCGCGACAAGGCCTCGAATCTCTCCTCTCGCGCTCGATCGCGACGACCGAAGAGGATCTCGTCGCAATGCAATGGATTCGCGGAATGCTCGATCGTGCTGCTATCATCGCCAGTCCGAAAGCGCAGGACGCGCCGTCTCCTCGGATGGGAGGGAGCAGCAATGCTCCCTCCCAAGGAGAGGAGGCAACGGTATGAAACAACCGATCGACAAGCCTGCGAATTTCGGTCGCGTCATCCGGCAGGCCTACGAAGGCGACCGGATCTGGCTCATCGCCGAGAACGGCGATGATCTCGGATTCCTCGAAATGAAGCGCGTACCAAAGGACGCGAAGATCACCGTCGCATTGTGCTTCGATCGCACGATTCGCATCGAGCGCAGAGAAGAGGAGCGATGAAGCACGATCCGATGATGCGAGCCGGAAACGCTCCGCCGCCTGCCGACTCTCTCTTCTCTCTCGGGATGCACAGAACCAACGATCGCGAGACATCGATCGAGGCCGCGAAGCGAGCAGCACCGCGAGCAGGAAGCGGTCGCGCTCTCGCGCTCGAAGCATTGCGAAACAATCCAGAAGGCCTCACGGATGAGGAACTCGCGATCGTAACCAAGCAATACATGAACTCGATCGGCAAACGCCGAACGGAACTCACGCAGGCCGGATTCATCGAGGACAGCGGCATTCGGCGGATGTCGTCGAGAGGCTCGATGATGATCGTTTGGAGAATCAAGAAGGAGGCGACGACATGAAGGAATTCGAGCGCATCGAAAAGCGGTTCAAGGAACTTCGAAACTGGCTTCTCGAACTTCAATCGGAAGATACTCACGCTGATCGAGACGACGAGCACGACTCGCACAATCTCGGCCTCATCAATCTGCATGAGATCAAACTCGCATTCTTCGCTCTGGCGCAGGAAAGAGATCGACTGCGCTTGAAACTGGAAATGTGGCAGGACGGGAACATCATGTCCGAGCAGCATCATGAGGAGATCAATCGCCTACGCGCCGAGCGAGACGAGGCGCGGCGGGAGGTGTCGTTCCTCCGACCAAGCGTTTGTCTTGGATCGCAGACCGCACACGAATACGCAGATGCTCGCGGCTGGGACTGCTTCAAGGAGGACGGCAAATGTTCTCATGGATGAAGAAAGTCTCTCTCCTTCCTCCGTGCGTTCATCCTCCAGAACTTACCGCGCCTCGAAGCGAAACGTCAGACGAGCCATTCGACGCAGGCTTCGAGGATCGAATGGCATCAAGGCCGATGAGTACGCATCGCGGCATCTATCATCTTCCCTGCGGATGCAACCGATGCCGTGAATACCGAGCAGGCTACGATCTCGCAGACAAGAAGCGTATGAAAATGCTTCGCAAGCGAAAGAAGGAGGCGACCGAGTGACCGTCGTCAAACCGAAACCGTCGCATCCGTGGAACTCTCATATTTCGATCGAGACTCACATCGCGCGAATCCGAGGAGAGATCGAGAAACTGCGCGAGGAGATCAAAGCGAAGACAGCGGAGATCCGCGAACTTCAGGCACGGAGGATGAGGAAATGACCGACGACGTTCTCGCATTGCTTGAGGCGCACAAGAACCAAACCAACAACATTCATCATCGGCTCGCGCTGCTCAAAGAGTTTCTCCGTCGCGAAAGTATGACAAGCCATGATTTGGCTTTGACGTTTGGTCATTTCGCCGCGCAAGTTGCCGATGCGAGTGATCTCATTTCGAGGCAGGAAAAAATCATGTGGTACGCATCGGAAGAGATCAAGCGACTTCGCGAGCAGATTGATGCAAAGAACAGAAGGAGCAAATGAGGACGCAAGCAACACACTGCAGAGGACGAAACAGCGATGACATGGAAGCCAAAGAAGACATCGAAGGCCTCATCCTGCAACTCGCCGAACTCCGGCGGCGGAACTTCACGCTCGTCCGCGAAGCGAACGTCCTCCGGCGCGAAGTCCATGCGTGGCGGAAATGGCGGGAGAACAACGACCCGAGCCTCTGGACGCACGTCGTCCGCGCTCGCCGCGCAACCGACGCGGCAGGCGCGTTCCGATGCGTCGATGACTCCTGACGGGATGACGATCCGTATCGTCCTTCCGCTTCCGGCAAAGCAACTCTCGCCGAACGCTCGCGTTTGTTGGCAAGCCAAGGCGCGAGCCGTCAAGCAGTACCGCTCGATCTCCTTCTTCGTCTCGCAGCGTTTCCCGAGCCGATGGAAGGCCGCCGAGGTCGAGTCGACGTTCTTCTTCCGCGATCGGCGACGGCGTGACCGAGACAATCTGCTCGCCTCGCTCAAGGCCGCATTCGACGGAATCGCCTCGGCAGGCATCGTCGACGACGACGCGAATCTCACGCATCTTCCCGTACGGCTAGAAGTCGATCGAGACGCGCCGAGAGTCGAGATCTCGATCAG